TCAATAGAACAGTTGAAAGACATTGGGAAGATGAACCATTCTTAGGAACTCAGCAAGCATCTGGGAGATGTGTTCTTCGTGATCGTAAACTTGGTAAAACATATAACATGGGATATGGTTATTTTGAGTTTACAAGTGCTTTGCTTAGACACATGCAAGATAAGTTCTTTAATACTAACTTTATTGGTATTCGTGTTCTAGAACCTCGTGATGCAAAGCATTTTATTAGAATGCATTGTGATGGACATAATATGCAAGCATATGATGACTGGGCAAAGACCAGAACTTTTACTATTAAAACTGCTGGATACGATGCTTACTTCGGTTTATCTGCTACTGCTCTTGCTGATGATACTGAGTTTGAGGTTCAGGAGGATGCAACAAAGGCTCAAATCAAAAGAGCATTTGTTAAATCACTCAAGACAAAAAAACTAAATAAAAAGGTACTAGGTGAATTCATATCTTTAGTGGCATGATCACATTTCAAGAGTTTTGTTCTCAACTTGACGAGAGCAGTTTAAGTAGAATTAAATCTAAGTCTGATAAAGGAGGGATGGCAATCATCTCTGGAAGTCGTGCTGACAAATCACCTAAAGAGAATAAGGCAAGAGCTAAGCAGTTAGATCGTGATATAAAAGGTAAAGGTTTACCAGGTGCTACTAAGGTAACTGGAAGATGGACTGAGAAAGATGATGATACTGGTAAAGAAACTAAAGTTAAAGAACGCAGTCATGTAGTTACTTCAGGTAAGAAGGGAAAGAGGGCATTTAAGAAAGCGGTTAAGTCACTAGGTAAGAAGTATGGTCAGGATGCCGTATTGACTCAGACTAAAAAAACTGGTACATTATCAGCAACTAGAAAAGGTGGACTTGGCACAAAACCAAAGAATAAGAGACCTGTAGGATCAACAAAAACAGTTGGTGTAGGAAAGATGAGACCAGGTAGATCTTCTAAAGATGGTGATACTAAGATTAAAAACAAAACTTTCACTTATTCATAATGATTTTTGAAACATTCTTGATACTTGCAGCATTACCCTTTGTAGGGTTATCCATATACTTTGGAACCAAAGGTGGATATTATGATAGTGATGATTATGATGGGTATGGTACTGCCCATAAGGTATTGATCGATGATGAACACAGTATTTAAATATCTTAAAGATATTAAAGATACTGCTAAGTATATGCTTCAGGGGTTAGAAGTAACTTTTGATCATATGCGTAGAAGACCCATCACTATACAATATCCTTATGAGAAACTAATACCCTCTGAAAGATACAGAGGTCGCATACACTTTGAAATGGATAAGTGTATTGCTTGTGAAGTATGTGTTAGAGTATGTCCAATAAATCTCCCAGTAGTCGATTGGGTGATGAACAAACAAGCAAAGAAAAAAGAACTAAGAAACTATTGTTACAACTGATCCCTCAGTTAGGGCAATGCGTGAATTGGCTTACTTGCCAAAAGGGGAGATGGATCCCCACGAAGTCCCTGATAGTAAACCACGTATAGGTGCAAGATGACAAACAAAACTTACGATGATTCCAACTGGAGAGAAGAATCTCTTCCATATCATAGTGGTAAACAAGCAGATCTATTGAGAGATGGGCCAAAGAGTCTTTCTCAATCATGGTTGATGGGAGCAATGTATAATAAATGGAAGAAACGAAATGGGTATAAAGACCCTGAACCACCTGATGTTTCATCATCCTATTTGGAATGGGAAAAGAAAATAAAAGACACTTAAATAAGTGTCCACTAAGGGTCGAACAGACCCCTTTTTCATGTAATATGGCCATATCGACAAAACAAATTAAATCATGGCTTTTGAGATCAAAATGACAAGACAAGAAATCATTGATGGATTAAGAAGCACCTTTGGATCAGAATTCTCAGCAGCTGATGTACGTGGATTTGCTGCTGCTAATGACATCGCTTATGCAACCATCACTAAAAAATTAAAAGAGTTTAGAGTAAAACCAGGTAAATGGAACCTTGAGGTTACTACTAAGGCAGTAGAAAATATTGAGAAGTCTTTTAAATCACCTGCAGTAGAACCTTCTGTGCAACAAAATCTAGTTCCAGAATCAGATGATACATTCATTAAGTTTGGTCACTTTAATGATGTAAAGAAAGTAATACAGTCAAAGCAGTTTTATCCTACATTCATTACTGGACTCTCAGGTAATGGTAAAACATTTTCAGTAGAGCAAGCATGTGCTCAACTAGGTAGAGAACTTATACGTGTAAACATTACTATTGAAACAGATGAAGACGATCTTATTGGCGGTTTCCGTCTTGTGGATGGGGCAACTGTTTGGCATAACGGACCTGTCGTTGAAGCACTTGAACGAGGAGCAATCTTGTTACTCGATGAGGTTGACTTGGCTAGTAACAAAATCCTATGCCTCCAACCCATACTTGAAGGTAAAGGGTTGTTCCTCAAAAAAATCGGTAGGTTTGTCAGACCTGCGGTAGGATTCAATGTTATTGCAACTGCAAACACAAAGGGTAAAGGATCTGACGATGGTAGATTCATTGGTACTAATGTACTTAATGAAGCATTCCTTGAAAGATTCCCTGTAACCTTTGAGCAGGATTATCCATCACCTTCTGTAGAGAAGAAGATTCTTGGTGCAGTGGCTGCTAATCTTGGCATCACAGATACAGACTTTATTGCACGACTTGTAGATTGGGGTGACATCATCCGCAAAACATTCTATGATGGTGGTGTTGATGAGATCATCAGTACTCGTAGATTAGTTCATATAGTTCGTGCTTTTAGCATCTTTAATAATAAGGCAAAAGCAATTCAAGTTTGTGTAAATAGATTTGATGACGAGACTAAGCAATCATTCTTAGAATTGTATGATAAAGTTGATGCAGATTTTCAATTACCTACAGAAGAGGTGAATAATGAAAAAGTATAATATCAATTGTCCTTTTGGACCTTTGATTTATAGTGCAGATATATCGGGGGAATTTCATCAATTCCTCCTTGATGGTTTAGAAGATTCTAGAAAGGCACAAGATCTTGGAGAATTATTGGTTGGTAATATAGATCAACAAAGATATGGTTCATATGACCCACAAAAATTTTTTAAATTTTTATATCCACATGCAGTAAATTATTTGCAGGAAAGCTATAATCGTTATAACGATATATGGGAATTGTGTAATCATGATCAAAAGGAACGTGATGTATCTAAATCAGAAATTAATTTTAGTTTAGGTGGAGGGCCGTGGGTTAATTTTCAAAAAAAAGGAGAATTTAATCCATTACATAACCATAGGGGAAAGTTGAGTGCAGTTGTTTTTATTGTTATTCCAGATGAACTAGAACAGGAAAGAGAAAATAATGGATTTAGTGCTAAGTCTGCTGGATGTCTTGAGTTTACATCTAATAATCAACATTTTACCATTCAACCAAGAGAAGGAATGATGTACTTATTTCCATCATGGTTGTTACATACTGTATATCCTTATCATAGTGATGTAGAGAGGGTTTCTATGTCATTTAATTTTGATAAAATATTTATTGACAATTCCCTCGTATCAGATAATATTATCAACTAATGATACAGACTTGCAGTTGCCAAATGAGGAGGGATGATGTATGATTAATTCATGGAGCCTACTTTATGACGAAATTTATGGAGATGATGAAATGAGCGATGAAATAAAAATTACTACCGATTCTACTTTTAATGTAGGATCTGGTAGTACAGCATCAGCAACATTTGTTAATTTTGATCTTACTGATGAAAATAACAATATTAGTATTGATACTAGCAATTACACGGTTGATTTTGATGGATTAGAGAATGATGTCATCTATGCTGGAGATACATTAGGGTCTTCTGGATATGAGACTGTTACATCAGGATATGAGACCCTTAACCTTACTCTACCAGATGATTCACCACTTTCTCAGAATTTTCTAGCAGATAATGATGACAATGCTGCTCATCATTTTACGATGCCTTCTACACCTCCTGGTATAGAAACAGACAATCCTAGAAAGTATAAAGAAGATGAGTCCATCAAAGCTCTTCAGGATTATATTTCTACCACTTATGGTGGACACTATACTTCTGACAATAATAATGTCCAGACACTTGACCTTATAGAATCCGTAGGTGATGCAGAATCATTCTGTCGTTCTAACGCAATCAAGTATCTAAGTCGTTATGATAAGAAGGGACAAGCAAAACGTGATATACTAAAAGCACTACATTATTCACTCCTACTTTATCACTTCAGTGGGCAATTAAATCAAACAACTACTCGTGGTTATGAAACTTTCTGATAAAACATTATCATTCCTAAAAAACTTTTCGACTATTAATCAGTCACTTTTGTTTAAGCAAGGAACTAAACTTCGTACCATTAGTGTTATGAAGAATATTCTTGCAGAGGTTACTATTGATGAAGAACTTCCAAAAGATTTTGGTATCTATGATCTTACTCAATTTCTAAACATTAATACTACTCTCTTTCAATCTCCAGAGTTGGACTTTGAGAATGAAGGATATGTAATGATTCGTGAGGGTAGACAAAGACAAAGATTTTTCTTTGCTGATCCTAGTGTTATTGTTACACCACCAGAAAAGAATCTAGAACTTCCTACTGAGGATGTTTCTTTTGAGTTGAAAACAGATCAACTTGATAGACTTCTTAAGGCTGCTGCAATAAGTCAACTTCCTGATTTGTGTGTTGTTGGTGAGAATGGTGTAGTAAAACTTCTTGTAAGAGATAAGAAGAATGATAC